TGTTGCCGTTGTGCGTGACGTCACCGTCGATCTGCACGTCACCTTCCAGCTTGATGGTGGGTGCGGTGACTGTCGTGTCTCCGCTACTGGTGACGTTCACCTGGCCCGTTGCGGTGACGTTCACCTGCGCGTCGGTCGTGATGTTCACGTTGCCGCTGGGCGTGATCTCCATCAGCGCGCTGCCATCGTTCTTGCGGATCTGCAAATTGGCGCTGCTGAGGCCGCGGCCCGCCTTCGGACGTGAGCGAGGGCCAGGGATCGCGAAGCCGTCGCTGACATCGTGCATCCGGAACTCAAGCTGTGGCGCCTCCTGACCCAGGTCCCACCAGCCATCAATACAGCGTGATGCGAACACGACCAGCACCTCGTCCCCGGCCGCGACTGGCAAGCTCACGACGAAACCCCCGGCGCTGGGGAAGACGAGAGGGCAGTGAATCAGCTTGGGCATGGAGATCGCCGTCTCGTTACCCTGCGTGTCGGTCTGCACAGCCTTGATCGCGAGCTGTACGTCTACCGTTTCCTCAGTCCAGTCCACCGACTGCACGATGCCTGGCATCGCGGTCCAGATATCTGACTGCCAGACTTGCATGGCCCGGATCAGTGAGTCCTCGAGCGAGTCGAGTAGCTCGATGCGATGTTGGCGTCCGCTCATAAGGACTTCACCTTCTTTGTGTCATCTGCCACTGCCAGCAGAATGATGTTCGTGTAGAACTCTGTGCCGCGTGTGTCGCCTGAATGCTCCGCCACGAAGACACGATACAGCCCGTCGTTGGTGATCGTGGCGAGTAGCTGGAGGCCGACATACTTGTTGTATGGAACGGGCGCAGAGCCGGGGTTCTGCTGGAACACCTGGTTCACGTCGCGGTTGTTGATGCGAACCAGGGAACCTGAATCGAGGCGGGGATTCAGCAAGCACTTGACCATCAGGCCCTGCTCGGTCTGCTCAGGGATCCCGATCATGCCCGTTGCGGAATTGAGGACAAGCGCCTCGCCAGGCTTGTAACCCTCGAGTGCTGTGACCGTCACCTTACCGTTTGCTATCGACCAGGTCGCGCGCTGCTGGACCGCGAGCTCACGCATACGTGCACGAGCGAGGCCGAATAGCACTTTGCCCCGTGGCAGGATACCCCCGGTGAAGTCCATCGTGTAGCCCTGCTTGGCGCCAGCATCGGCCATCGCGCTGATCAGCGTGCGATGCTGGTCTGCAGGAGCACTGTTCTCGCGTGCGAGGGTTTGGCGCACTACCGAATAGTTGTAGGCCTGGTCACCGTCGGCGGCCATGATGTCGAGGTATGCATCGGTGGCGCCCTCCCGGCCCATACCGAACTGCTTGATCTGGCCGTCAAAGATGACGCCGAAATTGTCCTCGTAGCCTGCCTGTAGGACGACTCTCGAGTACTGCCCCCGGATCTGCTTGACTGTCGTCTCTGACAGGTTGTAGATGCGGATGAAGCAGTTGTTGGGCGACTCTGTGTCGCACTGGCGCGTCTGGAAGGTGAAGCGGAACTGGCTGAGGTCAAGGCCGTTCTGGCCGTCAACCAACACCAGGTTGATCTTACGACCGAACTGGCTCATGAGGTTACCCCGTGATGAAATACAGGTGCCCGGTCACACCGAGATTCGTGAAGTCGGGCACGTCCGTGAGAACGACATCAGACTCCACCTCGAGTCGTCCTTTGATGCCCAGGTACTCGTACTGGCCGAGTAGGTCCGTGCCCGTCACCAGCGGCACGCTGCCCAGGATCAGCTCGCCTTGCGCGGTTGCGATATCCATGACCCAGCAGGGACCAGCGCCGCACCACTTCACCGTGAGCTTGTACTCGATGTCCGCGAGCGTGATGTTGAATGTCTGCGGCGCCGCGATCAATGGGATCTCGTAAGGTGTGCTCATTGCTGTGCCTCCAGACGTCCGGTGAATGTGCGAATGCCGTCACGGTAGGCGCTACCAGGCTGTAATGACTTGGCGCCAAGGTTCGTGGTGGCTTGAGTGCTGGAGGGGTTGCGCTGGTTGCTGGCCGGTGCTGGCACCGAGACTGTCGCCGTGTTGACGACAATCACTTCTCTCAGCTCAACGTTCACGATCAGCGAGTTTTCAGTTTCGCTGTTTGTCTCCGTGTCCAGCGACACGATCATCATGTTGCGGTAGATTCGCTTGCCGGTGTACACGTCAAATGGCACACGAGACGCCTGCAGTTGCAACAGCTTCGTGTAGGTGTCGTTGACCTGGCGCACCTCGCTACCCGTCAGGAACGACTGCACAGCGGCCACCGTGCCTGTTACCGCGCCTGCCACTGCTGCTACAAGATTGTCGGCGTGGGGACTGTTCGACCATCCGACCGTGAGCAGGAGCTCGCAGGGCATCAGGAACGCATGGTCACTGATCGTACTGCCGAACTCCACCGGGTGTGCAGTCAGCGAGAGTTGATCGTGGTGCTTCTCGCGCAGCGTGACGTCGGCGCTGAACGGTCCGATCAAGCGCTTGGGCTTGACGATGATGGTCTGCGACGTCAGCTGCGCCAGCGCAGCGATGTTATTGATCAGTTCACTCATCGCGTCACCATGTTGCCGAGATTGCGTGCCATGTCACCGTTCACCTTGGACTGCTTCTCCGCGACCTTGCTCGCGGTATCAGCAGCCCCGGAGCCATAGACATTGATGTTTGTGGTCTGCTGCATCTGCACTCCGCCCAAACGCCCCGAGATCGCGCTGCTAAGCTCCGCGGAGCTGAACGGGTTGTAGCCCTGCTCCTGTTTGATCATCGCGGCCATCAGCTTCTGCATCACCTCGGGGTCATTCAGGTTCAGCGCGTCACCGGCGCCGAAACCTGTGGCCTTGCTGACCGCTGAGATGTAAGCTGCCGTGTTGTTCTCTGACGCAGGCGCCCAACGCGAGATGATCTGGTCAAGGCTGGTCAGTCCCATGCGCTGGTAGGCGCGCAGGTTGCCCGCCATCGCGCGCAGACCGTCAGCGGGAGAATCGAATGCCGCGAAGCCACTAACGATCGGTGTATCCTTCCACCTCCGCAGGTTACCTGGGTTGTTGTTACGCAAGCCCAGTGGTGACCAGCTGTTAATCTCAGGGTACGACTCTCCACTCCCATTATTCAACTGCGCGAGGCGAGCGGCCGCGTACGGCGTAAAGTGCACGCCTTCCCCTACCTTTTTGAGACCAAGGACCTCGAGGAGCCCCCTGACAGTGTCCCCCGGCCTATCTGCGATACGAGGAGCCAACCTCTTCCAATCTTTCGCTACCTCCCTTGTGACCCCTGGGAGGTCTTGCAAAATCTGGTTGGTTGTCTTCGCGAACTCACGAAAGTAGGGCAGGAGCTCTACAGCCATAACCGCGCCAAGCATCTTCATGTTGGCCGCCATCTCCCGCATGAGCTGTGAGTACTCCTTACCTGACTCCGTTGCCTTGTCCCAGTCAAGCCCCATTGCACGAGCTTGTGCCTTTTGCTTCTCCTCAAGCTCGATCATCTTTTCGAGACCGTCTTGCAGGAGTATCAGCTCCTCAGGCGAGATGCCAAACAGGCCGGCGTACTGTGCGCCGATGTAGTGAGGCATGGCCTTGGTCGCGCGGACCAGGTCCTTGAATACGTCCGACATATCCCGGCCCTGGACCGGGATGCGGAGATCGTTCAGGAGGCCGATCAGGCCGGGGTTCTGGCGGATGGCGCTGGCCATCTTCTGCACCGAGCTTTGGATGCCGTCTGCGGACAGGCCAATCTGGCTGCCTGCGTAGCCGAGGGCCTGCAGGTTGCTGGCGGTACTATCTGCAAGGCGAGACTTGTAGTAGAGCTGCTCCATGCTGCGCGAGAAAGCGAGCACCATCGCCTGAGCGCTGAGGCCGACAGCGAATGTGGCCTTGGCCAGGCCTTTCACTCGCTTGTCGAACTTGTCAACGTTCTTGTCGAAGTCCTTGCTGCTCTTCTCGTCGATGCGGAAGCCCAGTGCGAGCAAGTACTCCTTCAGAACATCTTGGTTACTTGCCATCTTGTGCTTTCCTTAGACGATAGGCGTTCTCCGCCTGGACATCGAGAGCCTCATTCATGAGCATGAGGTCGTAGAGCTTCAGTGTTCCATTTCGCAAGCTCTCGTAACTGCACATCTTCTCGAGGACGGGTCGGAGGATGTAGTCCTCCTCCCCGATCATGCCGATCAGGTCGGCGTCGCTGCCGTCGCCGCGGAGCCGCTCTGCATGTTTTCGGCGCCGTTGAGAAGCGGAAAAAAATCGGAGAGGTTCTCCTGCAGAACGTTGATGCAGAGCTGCACCATCCCGGGCAAGCGGATATCCTCGAACATCATCGTCCGACCATTGGCGACCGGCGTGGGCTGAGGAACACCCACCTGCACGCGCAGAACCACGGACAGGCAGATCTGCGCGACGTAGTTCACATCCTCCTCGGACATACGAGAAACCACATCCATGGCTCCTGCGTAGATGCCCATCTGCGCGGTCGGGTCGAGAAAAGCTTGCGCGCCTCCCTTGGCCAGCTCGGAGATGGACATGCCCATCGAGTTCATGACCGGTGCGATCTTGCGAGCAAGGTGGAGCTGCTGGAAGACATCCAGCATACCGATCATGTAGACCTGATCGTTGAGGGTGACCTTGCGCATGATTATTCGCCCAGCTTGAAGTTGATGTTGACCGCGTCGAACGTCCATTCCAGTACGCCCGCCGTCTTGCCCCAGTTGTTGTTGGGGATCTTCTTGAAGGCGACCTGCTGCGCGACGACGACGTCGCCGAGGTTGCCGTCACGGATGGTCAGCGTGTTCTGGCCGTGCGTTGCGCCGCTGGTGCGCTGGACGTTGGCCATCGCCATCAGCTGCGCGTTGCGGGGCGAGGTCTTCAGCAGCCGCACGGTGATGCGGCCACTCTTGTCAGCGTGCAACGAGTGCATACCGCTGCCGTCGGCGCCGATGGTCATCGTGTTGATGTCCGCGGCAGTCTCGACCTCGATGCCCTCCTCCGAGTTGCCGGAGCCGGAGCCCAGCTGGAAAGTGCCACCCGGGCCGACGATCGTCGCGTTGACGTCGAGAAAGCTGTAGGTTTTCTGTGCCATGTCGTTCTCCTTACTGGTTGACCGTGACGCCGACGCTCACGGTATGGATGGCGCCGGCCTCCTTGCCCGCGATCTGGATCAGCGTCGCCTTGCGAGCAGCACGGTCGGCAGGGTTCTGCAGCGCGACCGGCTGTGCGTAGACGTAGTAGCCTTCCGCCAGGAAGTCGCCTTCCTTCAGCGTGCCGAAGCCGGCACCGTTCCAGACGCCGGGTGCGAGAAAGCCATTGGCGACGGCCTGACCGCAGACCGCCTCTGCGACGGTCGTCAGCTGCGCCATACCGGCGTCCGTCTGCTTGATCTTCGTCGGCGAGGTGTAGAGCGCATTCCACAGACGCTGCTGGAGCGTGACGGCGAACCAGGCGCAGGCCGTGATCTCGTCGATGTAGTTGCCGCTGCAGACGGTGCCTTCCTGGATGATGTTCGTGTCGTTGTCGTACTTGGCGTAGACGTTCACGTACAGGTCCTTCAGCGCCTGAGCTTGCGTCTCGTTCAGGTCTTCGGGGGCGATGCCGGGCTCCTGCTTGTACTTGGTCGTGATGACCGTGTTGTTGCCCGTGAAGTCGACGACCATGTTCCGACCGATCATCGACGACACCGCATACGCGCTCGACGCCGAGTACTGCAAGGTCGTGCGCTTGTACCCGAGTTGCTTGAGCGAGTAGCCCAGCGTGGTCGAGTATGTGGCGGAGCTCAGGAGTGCGGTGTCCTGCGTCGTGATACCGTACAGGCGCTGGTTGTTCATGCCCTCCAGCGCGCCCGCGACCGCGACGTGGTCAGCGTCGACCGTGATCTCGGGCATCACGAGTGCAAACCAGGTCTGGCCGTAGTTCGCATCGAACAGCGTCGCAGCGGCGACTGCGGTTTCAGCGTTGATGCCCTGCACCGAGTATCCACCCTGGCCCGTCTGCATGCGCAGCAGCGCCGAGATGTCCTGTCCCGAACCGGCGACAGTGAGGAAGGCGATAGACGACGTCGTGCCGGTCGTGCTGCTCGTGAGCTCGAAGCGGTTGAACACCGCATTCCAGACCATCGTGGCGCCCGTCAGCGCGCTCGTGATGATCGCCGCCACACCGTTGAGGCTGGTCGCGCCGCTGAGGTTGAGGCCGGTCACGCTTGCCGGCGCACCACCGTTCTTCGTGAGCGTGAAGCTGCCGGTGGTGATGGCCTGGAAGTTGGCCAGCGCTTGCTGTGCGGGGGACAGCACACCACCCCGCAGTTGACCGTTCGTGGCCGTCTTCGCCCAGCGACCGATCTTCAGCTGCGCAGGGCGCGGCGATTGTGAGAAGTATGCCTGAGCGCTGAGGTACTCGGGCGTCGTGCTACCGAAGTCGAGGCCCACGGCCGTGAGGCTCAAGTAGGTGCGGATTCGCTCGGTGGTGTCGATCACCGGTGAGTTGCCGAGGATGAGCAGCGTGTTCAGGTTCTGGGCTTGCGCGGCAGCGGCAGTCAGTGTGACCGCCACAGCGATGTTGCGCGATACGGACAAGGTCATGATGGTCCTCTTCAGTTCGTGATGGTGAAGTTGGTCTGCACGTTTTCAGCATTGAGTGAAACGGATGCAGATGCGAGCGAATAGATGGGCAGCGTTCTCGACACGCGCCTTTTGAAGTCCCCTTTGATGTCACACCGTTTCAGCCATTTCTGCTGGAGCAGAGCAGGCACCTGAAGGACCTCCCCTAGGCCCACAAGGTTGATGTTGACGGCATCCCGCAACACGTTCATATTTTGCTGGACCAGGCAACAAGCACGGAACGTTTCGGCGTTGGCCATCGCGTGCGGTCCATAGAACGATACCAGTATGCTGATGGCTTCGTCGCGTTCCTGGATCACCCCGCCCTTGCCTGCGAACAGTGTTGGGTCCTCGCGTTCGTAGTGGCCCCAGTCCCCGCCCACTACCTGAACACCGAGCGCTGCCCAGTCCACGGTGAAGTCGGGGATGTTGGGGGGCTCGGGCTGCCAGCGCGGGCGGACGAGGTTGCCAGGGATGCCGGTCACGCCTACAACGAACTGCTGGAATGCGTTGTCCAGTGCATCGTCATAGACCGGGCCTGTGGTGGGAAGGATGTAGCCACCGGTGGATGAATCGTTGGGCATGATCAGACCGCAGGAGGAGTGGAGGCGTTCATGGACATCGCGAGCGCGCTGGTGAAGCCGGCGCCGTAGCGATGGTACTTGTCGATGGTCTTGACCGTGTAGGTGCCACCATCCCAGACGATCTGGTCGGGCTGGAACCCTTCACCGGAGCCGCGCAGGCGGAAGGAGGTCACGACGCTGATCATCGCGCCCGTGATCTCGCCAACATCCTGACGGTCGAGGTCGTTCGGGCTTGCCATACACACCACACCGACCACGTTGTTGTAGACGGTCGGTGTGGTGACGGAGCGACCATCGCTGCCGACTGTGTCAGCTCGCCTGATCACATTGAACGTGTCAGAGAGATCAGGATCATCGAGTACTTCTGAGACGTCAAGTGTGGGCATGTCACTTCCTTGCCTTGGGTGAGCGGATGACGTACTTCACCGCATTGCGGAGCTGCGCGGTGTCGATCAGAGGCTTTGCGAACGCCGTCGATGGGTCTTCACCCTCACTACGGCGCTGCAACTCCTTCTTGGCCCCTTTTCGTCCACGCTTGGCGCGTTCGCGCAGGGTGGAATCAGCGAGGGGCGGCGGGACGCCTTCATTGATGCGCTTCTTGATCGCAAGCTCTGCGATCATTCCCGTACGATGCAGGCCTTGTTCCACAGCCTCTGACGTACCGCCCTTCACGACAATGTCACGGGCAACGTCTGACAGGCTATTCGTGATCTGGTCACGTACCGTCGCGATGCCGGACTCCATGAACTCGCGCTGCGGGATGTTCTGCTCCGGCATCCCGGTGTTGTGGATGTAGGCGAGCGCAGCGTTCGTGATGGGCGAGGAGTCTTCTCCCGGTTCCGGGTCGCGCTCGGTGGACTCCTGCGGAAAGCCAACCAGCACCTCCTTTTCGGCGAGCTCTGCTACGCGCTGGCGCAGCTTGCTGAGTTCGTCTCTCGTGATGCGTAGGTTGGCGGGCAGAGACATGGTCAGGGCATCGGGTAGATGAAACCGGGCCAGCCAGATCCACCGCTGGGGTCGGACGGACTGGGCAGGCCAGACTGCAAGGGGCCAGCACCAGCCATCTTCGAGAGTTTGTACCAGCGCTGGCCGTACACCGTCGCGTTGTATGACTCCGCACCCTCGACCTTGGTAGTCGAGTTGTCGTAGCTCACCGAGACCTTGTCCACCGACTTGCTGGACTGCACGCCGGTACCACCGGTCGGTACTCGTCCGTTCTGCGACTGCTTGGCGGCCTGGCCCTCGATGATGAGGTTGTGCGCGGTCCACAGCTGAATGCCTAGGTCGAGCAGGCCACCCCACCGCGTGGGGTTGTGGAGCAGCGCTGCCTGCGTCATCCAGAACGTCACCTGCGCATCAGGGTACGTGGTGACGTTCGAGAACGCGGGGAAGTTGCCGCGGAACTGGGTGACGCTGACAGACATGCTGCTCTCCTCACTTCGACTTGTAGATCGTCACGCCGCGAGCGCGCGAGTACCAGTGCGTTGCGTGCGACAGAGGCATCTCCTGCGTACCGACTTCGTAGCGGATCGGCTTGCCGGTTTCGAGCGTCAGGTCGTAGGCGAAAGGAACGACCACCGTGACTTCCTTCTCGCTGTCGACTTCGATCGCGGCGTCACCGTCACCGTGATGCAGGCCGAGGTTCACGCTGGTGGACGGAGCCTGTTCCAGCACATCACCGATCGTTTCACCGGACGCGACGTTCTTCGCAGCGGTTTCATCCTTGGCCTTGCCGACAGGCGTGTGCACCGCCTTGGCGGTTGTCTTGGTTGCCACCTTCTTGGCAGCGGGAGCGGACTCGATGTTCTTGCGGGTTGCCATGATGTACCTCGATGTGGTGAAGGGGAAAAAGAAAAAGGCGGAGGGTCGTGAGACCGCCCGCCTTTGTGTGTTGCGGTCTGACCGGCTAGGTCAGATTACAGGCCGTCCCGGTACCCGATGGTTTCCGGGTAACGCACTTCCAGGACGCCCAGCTTGCAGTAGTACGTCGTCTTGTGGAAGATCGAATCGTACTGCACGGGGGTGCGCTGCAGCGTGGTCATCGGGTACTGGGTGTACTGCTTGTCCTTGTTGTAGCAGACCATGCGGTCCACGGTACCGGCGGTGCCGATGGTGCCACCGGAGCCAGCGCCGCCCAGCCACTTCATCGGCACGATTTCCAGCTTGCCCTTGCCCGAGGTCACGAGGATGTTGTTCTCGAGCAGGTACTTCAGGATGGAGATGTTGCCGGCGGTGGTGATGGTCTGCGTCGAGATGTAGCCGAACTGCACGGGTGGGATGCCGATGCGGGTGGGCATCACGGCGTAGGCGGACGCGGTCCAGTTGGCGACCAGCAGCGCGTTGACGTCGGCGAGGATCTCGGCCGGGGTCTTGCTGGACCACAGCGGGGAACCCAGCGCACCGTTCGGAACGTTCGAGACGTTCGTCACGTTGGGGTGGTTCAGCAGGCCGCCGAAGCCCAGGCTGGAGTCACCGACGTAGACCATCTCGTCGATGTCCATCTGGTGCTTCAGCTTCAGCGCCTCGAACTTCTGGTCGTCGATCGGGCGGCCCATCTTGGCAGCCGACTCCAGCTCCAGGATCGAGTACTTGATCTCCAGACCCCAGGGGGTCAGGGGTTGCGGGTACTTGCCGATATCGACCGCGACACCGCCGATGGAGCTGGTGTCCTTGCCCATCCAGGCCTTGCCGTTGCGGATGCCGTTGCCCGCGCCCATGTTGCTGGACGAAGCGAAGGTGGACAGCGTGTAGCTGGCCATCTCGTCGGCGATGGACACGTCCTCGCGCAGTTCGATGTCGCGGCCCCACGTGACCGATGCCAGCGGCATGTTCAGCTTCTGGTCGAGACGTTCGAGTTCGCCGACCAGGAAGGCGCCGGTGCTGTCGACCGTGCGGCCATCGTGCGTTTGATACGCGTTGTCGAACGTCTTGCCGCGCTGGGCGCCGCCATACTCGGCGCCGAGGCTGGCATATTCGTCGTGCGTGCGAGCACGGTCACGAGTGCGTGCGCGGAAGCGCGCGATGGCGGCATCCGCCTTCACCAGCGCCTCATGGCGGGCGACGGCGGCTTCGCGGTCCATGGTACGCGCACGAACCACCGTGCGCTTCGGGACCAGGTAAGAGGAAACTTGCATGTTGATCTCCAGAAGTTGCGTTTAATGGTGGTTAGGTGTTAGGCGGGCCACACCTCCAGTTCGGCGATGCCGTTCGCGTCCGGCGGGCCATTGAAACGAGCGTTGCTGATCAGCGCGGTGGAGCCACCGGTGGCCGCACCCTCGAAGCCACCTTGGACGTGCGCGCCGGAGCTCGCAGCGAACCAGACGTAGACCGCGCTGCCCTTGGTCACGCTGCCGGTGCCGCTGTTGACCTTGACCATGATGAAGCCCTGCTCCAGCACGTCCAGCGGTTGCGTGGTGTTGATCGCGACACCCGTGCCGGTTGTCTGCAGCGTGGCGGACATGCCGCCGGACGACTGCTGCGTGGGGTACGGGCGCACGGCGACGCCATAGATCTTGGTGGGGGTGGTCGTGTCACCGACGACGAAGCCACGCACCGAGTTGGTGCTGGCGTCGATCAGCACCGGGTCGCCGTACAGGCGGGGCGACTGCACCGAGGTGTTGATCAGCGCCGGCGTGATGAGCATCGGGCGCGTGCGATTCACATCGCCTGCGAAACCGGCGCCCATGCGGTAGGTCATGGCGACGTCGCGCGTGGCAGCGCGAACAGAGAAGCCAGCCGCGATCATCACGGCCAGCGCAACACGAGAGAACTTCAGCTTCATGATGTGTCCTTGTAGTTGAACAGGTAGTTGCGTGACCTAGATCACGATTGAGAGTCGTAGTACTTCTTGTTCGCCGCGTTGATCTCGGCGAGCGTCTTCGGTCCGTTCTTGCCCGGCGTGCTGCCGAAGCGGGGAACAGCGCCGGAATCGCGCGTGGCCATCGAGTTGTTGATGGCGCGCTTGGCAGCGGCGGCAGCGACGAACAGCGTACCGATCTGCTGGCAGTTCGCGCGGTCGTAGGACACGCCGTCCACGTTGACCGAGTCGAGCAGGTTGGCGCCGTCACCGGTGCTGGCCAGGTGGTCGATGACGCGACGGCGCATCTGGCACATGTTGTCCACCGTGGTCTTGCGCGGCAGCTTCGAGTCGAAGGTGCGATGCTTCATGCCGGGGATCAGCACTTCGCTGTCGGCGATCAGCTTCTGGTAGGAGGTGGCCAGCGCAGAGGAGTCACCGGTCTTGGCGCTCTTCTTGTCGTTGGTCTTGCTCTTGGTGTCTTCGTCGTCATCCATTTCGTCACCCGTCTTGAAGTTGGGGTCTTCTTCGTCGTCGACATTGCCGTCGCCGTCCGTGTCGGCGCTGTCGTCGTCACCGGAACCTTCGTCGTCCAGCATCTCGCCGTCGACATCGTCTTCCGACTTGCCGCCGGTGCCGGTACCACCACCTTGCAGCTGATCGATGATCTTCTGCATGCTGTCCTTCAGCTCCAGGATGCCCTTCTCGCAGGCGGCGAGGCGTTCATCGGAACCGTTGCCCTCGCCAGCGCCCTGGCCAGGATCGACAGCGGCACCTTCCTCGCCTTCGTCCTCGGTCATCTCGCCGACGCCGTCGTTTCCTTCGCCACTGCCCATGGTCGACTTCTCGCCGCCGTTGGGGTACGAGGGCTCGCCCACCATGTGGATGTGGATGTGCTGGTCGCCGTTGCCCGAAACGGGAGCGGGGTTGTCACCTTCCTTCGAGACGTCGTCGCCGCTGTCATCGAGAAGGCCTTCCAGGTCCTTCGTGATGCGGCGGATCGCCTCACGGTTGATGGTGCGGCGGGACTGGGACGACTGAATGCCGCCTCGGGTCGCCACGTCACGAGTTCTCATATCACTCTCCTCGTCAGTTGATAGATCCTGGTCGCCGATTGCGCAGCGCGGGCCACAGCGACCACGATCGACCAGCGCTACATGGTTCCCGATTATAGAAGTCTGGGCTCCGCGCCCGTTGCCGAAGTCTTCATAATCAGCGTCGTAACCAAGCGAGATCTCTCGCTTGTTCGCCCGTACTGCCTCGATACCTTCCTTGGTGGTGATGAGCAGGTCGCCGATCAGCAG